TTTATACCGTTGAATCGAGTAATTCAACATCCTGTTCGATCAATAAGTATATCCATAGTCTACGGACAGGATTTTCCGTAGAGTGGGGTTGCTGACGTCGTGTCCAACTGGAAGGCGTTGGAGTGCGTATAAGTCGTCAAGCGAGCAGCCGGGGTACCGTTCCAAATAGGAGGAATCTGGGATGTGGTAAGTCTCATCAGCATCCACTTTGTACTGAAACATCTTGCCGACGATATCAGAAATGATACGGCGGGTCCTACCCGTAGGGGCTTCTTCGAAGCGAGCCTTAAGGGAGTCGATGAAGGGGTTTTGTATGCGCGGGTACATGCCACGTAAGAGTCCATGGTTAAACCAAGAAGCTCGAAGGGATATGTCTCCTTTGCCTGGAAGATCGCCTCTACATCGCCCTATGGCCCTGAGAAGGATGCCGAGATTCGGGCCGGGCACATAATTGCCACGGTAGTCTAGGTGTGGTGAGTGTTTCAGGAATTGGATGCCGCTGGGATGGTCGGCCACCTCAACGGTGACGTGGTAACCAACGGCGGCCGCCGCCGCGACAACACCTGATGGGGTACAGGGGCGCGTCAGCGAAAGTTGCAAGCCGATGAGCTCGCATGCAATATTGTTGACTAGTGTAGTCAGGGTAGAGCCTGACGCCAAAATTGGGTCATCGTGGGAATATTGCACGTAAGCAGTCTTGTCTATAGAGTAGACGCGGAAAGGACATCGCAACTGGTCCACGAGGATTCTAATAGCCTCGCGGTGTGACTCGGGGATGGTTTTGAGGAGGAAGTCGAAAAGGGCTGGAGAGTGGGATATGTCGCATTTGCTGATATCCACGTTGCAGCGAAAGCCCAGACCGTCGGAGTAAACCGAGTCATCTGAGAAGTAAGCAAAGATGGGACGAGATGAGTGAATCATGAAATTGAATAAGCTCTTGAGTACGCTAGCTGTCGGTTTCTTTATGAATCTAACAACGAAGTCCGAGTAAACCGTATCTCGGTGACAGAGAGCGTCTTTTATTTGAGCGGTGACCACACTTCCTTGCAGAGAAGCGGGCACTTTGAGATCGCCGATACACCTACCAGCTTTCCCCATCTTCATGAGTTCGTCCTTTTTGAATTTGATACAGATGTTGCGCAGCCACAACCGATCGTGCACCCAACCGGTGGAAACCATGTCACTGAGGGCATGTAAACGCAACTCGCGTTTCTGGTGGGGATCGAATCGCCGATCGTAGGCCTCATCGTAAGCGTTAGTGAAATGCAAGTCATGAAGTACTATGTTGTCACGCAAGAACTCAGCGAACCAGTCAAGGTCGGCGAGTCGCTCGCGTTGTACACTATAGTAATACTCGTGTTTGGCATCTGGCCCTTGAACTGGACCAGGCGATATGGCATGTGGCCATCTGGCGCCTCCGACTCGTTGCTCAAAAGCCTGAGCCATAGTGGTGTCAAGATTCGCATAAATATCGGCGGGAAGCCAAACACATGGACCAAAAGCGGTGCGGTAACTACCATCACTCACGAAATTGTCTAACATCTGTTTTTCTTTGCTATCATCCTCAGACAACTTAGATTCATACCAACCGGGAAATCTAATTCGTCCGTTCTCCAAGTACCCCAAGCCACGGGTAGGGCGGAGAGCCCTGGATGGAACGAAAGGCATTTCTGCCTTTGCTCCTATGCCACCGTACCGGTGGATGCCGACGAACCTGGAGCCTTCAGGTTCGTCGGGGGCCGAAAAGGCGGGACTGCGTCGTTACTGGAGGACGTTTTCACTCTATATTCCTTACAGATAAGAGCGTTATGTACCATGGCCAACGTGTGTTCAAACACGTTATTGGCCTGTCCCCTCCAATGTGTAATCAGAGCCCGGTGCCTATCGGCGCGCCCTCGTATCGCCGCTAACCTGTTTTCCGCCGAGAGGGTCAAATCGGCGTCGGTTGTAGGGTCGCCTTCGGTGGCGACTTTTCCGACTGACCGCGCGAAGGTCGATCGGATTGCATCCCCGCTATTGCTCAACACCTGAGCCTGTTGAATCTTCAACCGACTCACAAAGTACATGAACATCGCAGGATTAAACTGTACTCTGTAAGCTGTCTTCAACCCGAGGCGATTAGGAATTGAACAATCCTCATGATAATGCGCCGATGTTATATGCTCGAAGGTGCTAAGTGCTGTCCGCTTACCACTGTACCATCTGTGCTTGGACTCGGTCATGCTTGCAGGCGTAGCGCCGCTGACTAGAGTGTCTGAACCGTCAGGGTAGACATACTTGGCAACCGTGTGGCAAGTCGTATAACCGAGTAACGAAGCAACAAAAGAAGAAGCGAACCATTGACCGACACGACCCCAAAACTGCTGGTGGGCCTGTGGAAATTTGTCGGTGTCGACGAAGATGATCCCTTCCTGGACCCTGTTCAGGACGTCCCATGATCGTGGGAGATCCTCTATTTTACTGAACAGGGCTCTACCGATGGTGTCAGGCGCACCTGGGGGTAGAATCTCAAGTCGTAACAGTGGATTAACGACGAGGGCATCCGACGGATCTTCTTTGCTGTCCTCCTCAACGGGCGTGGAGTCTCCTGGTCCTTCATAAACCCAGTGCATGTCTGGTTTCTTCTTTGGTTTGGTGGTTGCGGGCCTTGCAGACGGTTGACCTGTGGTCATGGAAATTTTCTCGTCTGTCGTCTCTGTGACCTCGGCCATAGCTTCGTGTGAGTGTTTGTTATCTAGGATTCGAAACTTAGGTCTTGGTGGCAGAGCAGGCTTCTGCGGGGGTTGGGTCTTAATCAGCTCCCATCGGGGTTTCTCCGATTTCTGTGCAGTTGGCCTCGCTGCATGTGCGCTTCGCGACTTGGACACCGTTGGCACTAGGTGTATAGGGTGGTCATCCTTTCGAAACTTTGGAGCACGCGGCTCTGGATGGTAATGCTTTGGATTCTTGCAAGCCTTGACGTCCTGACACTTGACGCCGTCTCTCATGAGGATACGGAGGAGAGCAGGGTGGGGGGCTTTCTTTTCACCCCCACCTTTGCCTTTAATGGTATGGAAGTGGCTGGACGCGGCGCAGGGAGTGAACACACAAAGTGTCAAGCCACGCTCCTCATCCGGTCCTTCGCCCGGGTAGCCCAAGGTAGAATCGAATTTCTTGGAACTCTTCTTCCGACGTTCCTTCTTCTTCCGATACCCCCGGACGTCTTTTGGATGTTTACTCCAACTTCTTCCGTCCTCAATCTTCCAAGATGCTGCATTACTTGCTTCGTGACCACCCTTCTTCTCACTCATCATCTTCCACGCATCCTTGGTCGTGACACCACGATCGATGTGGTTACAAAACTTCTGCTTCCTTTTCAACCCAAACCAGTCGGTCAAATCTTGTTCGCGCCCCAGCTGGCGCCAAACTTTGGACCGAGCAAGCTCCTCACATCCTCCACATATTTTGTACCGACGCAGAAGTTTTATTTTACTTTCTTCATCCTTAGACTTGTTTCGTGCTAGCTGTACGCGCAATTTCGTCTGCGCTAGGTTGTCGCACGGAGGGTCGTCTTTCGGACACGAAAGCGGGGAGTGTTGTGTGGGTGGCTTGCTTTTACTGTCATCGTCTGTTGGCTTATGCACTAGCTGGGCGCGTCGCTTCGTTGACGCTAACTTGTCGTGCATTTGTGGGCCTCGAGAGTGATGATCAGTAAGTAGTGAATTCATATTCATAGGGGTTGGGGGGTGTCTCCTGGGTTGTGCCAGACTAGACAAGTGAGAGGAGACCGATTAACGGGGGAGTACGGGTTTGTCAAAAGAGATTACTACAGCCAATAGGAACCTGATACGTCTAGCGTTCTTGCGTTCCTATGGAAGCCGATTGTCTCACGAGCCGTGACATGATCGGCTGGGTGGGCGAACCCACCTCCTCGAAAGGACGTTGATAATCAACCGCCTAGCCCCGTCATATGATCGTTACCGCTTTCCAAACCGCCGATCACTCACTTGTCATAATAGTCTCTTCCCGAAGGGAATTTTTATTTCTTTTACTGGCTTTTATTTGTTTTTATTTCTTTTTCCGTTTTTCCGCTCTTTTTGTTTCGTTTTGTGTTTTGTTTAAGTTAATGATTGTCGGACCGACATTTTGACTTAATGACGGTAAGTCTCTATTAGACTCTTGACACTAGCTGACTTCCGACTGACTGGTTGACTTGGGGCAATGACAGCGGAGGGTGCTGAAACTGACGACGACGGAGGAGATATGACCGATGGAGCAACGGCTCGACTTTTGGAATCTAACACCACAGTTTCGGCCATCCCAGGTTTGGTAGAGAGAACTGGAGCCAGAATTCCATAACTGGCAACCTTCTCGGCTATCTTTTCTCCTACACTCAGAATATCGAGTACGGTGTTACCGGCGGCGACGACGGAGTTGGTTTTGGGCCCAGTATCATGACGCAGTTGAAGCACGTCGCCTTTCTTAAAATCTCCGGTGTACTCGTTACGGAGCGAACCCTCGTCGGGGCCTCCTTGTGATGACGTGCTGGCAGCGTGTAGAAGTGTACCGTTCTTGATGATACAGGTCATCATGCCATTAGACTCCTCCGGCCCAGAGGCGGTGTCATTAGGAGAGACCGCCGCCTGTGTAAGGACCTTGAGGCGTACATTCTTTGCATCATCTTTGAAGGTGACGGTTTTGTCAGCCAATTGTTCCACCAATTGATTCTTCGAACTCTGGGTCTGGGCAATCCTCGGCAAACTAGCGACAGTGTCTGTCGACGATGTATTGTATGTCTGAGTTTGGTCGATCGTCACGAATGTCTGACGTGTTTTGGCGCTCTCTGCGCTAGGCATAATACCCTCGGAAAGCTGCATAGCCCCCTTAATCGAAAGCGTGCCTAATGAAGAGGCGGTGGTCGTGTGGGAGGTGCCAATCCAAAGAATGCCGCAATCGTAATCGTTGATCTCTTCTTTGTCTACTGCACTTGACCTAACCAGCTTGGTCTTCAAACCTGCCATGCCCCTGACCCAAGGAACTGCAACCCTTGCCTGTTTCCAAATAGGCAACCCAGTGTTCCCGCACATACGTGCCATCTCCTGCCAAGTTGTCGGAGGGTCCCTGTGGCTACTGCTGTAACCTATCCACAACAACCCGTCGACTTGTGATCCCCCTGCATTGTTGAAGGTGAGGATAAGAGGACCTCTGGGAGAGTAGCGACGATGACGAGTAGTGCCTGGTGCACTCCAAGGGAAGACGATGTCGAGTCCCACATTAAGTGGATAACCCCTGACGACGAAGTCTCCGGTGGCTGAGCCCAAAAGGTCACCGAGAAGCTCGGAAATAGGCCGGTTGTCCTTGTCATTGATCGCGAGATCGCTGGTGGAACTATAAGCCAAACCTTTACTCTCCAATCTCATTGCTCCGGTTTTTGACGACTGACGACGGAATGTGACAGACTTTTTCTTTTTGTGGTTTTTCTTCGTTTTTTGTTTTTTGTTTTGTTTTTTGTTTTTTCTTGTGTTTGCGACTATGTACAAATGCAACGGGCTAGTCACTCCGTTACAAAAATATTGCACGCCCCGGCAAGTGCTTCCTTTGATAACTTACGAATCGGTGCCCCGAAGTTTGGGTTATCTCATGTAAACATATCACTCCCGGTACCAACTCCTTCGTTGGTGCCATATAACTACTTCTCCTCCACCCCCTCACACTTGTGTCGTTATGAAGTCGTGGCCCCTGTAGGGCGCTTGACCGTGACCAGTGAATCCGACAAGTGTCGGGGAGCAGATCGAAAGTCGCGCAGACACTGCTCTAGGAAGTTGGGTTCACCCCGTGGCTATCACGGTAGTGGGGTTTCCCCAGTTGAAAGAAAGAAGGTTAAAACAAATCCACCTACTGACCTGTAGGTTTGAAACAAGCTGCTAGATACAACCCATACGGTTGCACATCGTGGCCACCCCTCCCTCAATAACGATTGAGATCATCGGCGAGAGTGCCATCTCTTTCGGACATGGCACAAGCTTGAAGCAAAATCACAAGGACCCCTGCAACGAATTTATAACGTTCCTAAAACTCCCTCGATCACCTGCATGTCG